TCTAAAGTGCCAGTGTACTTGAGGAAAAGACTGCGGCCAGGGTCAGTAGAACCATCAGCAATAGTAGTAGTGTGCGTGTCGGCATTAGTTGTGATTGCCTCCGTGCCGAAAGAAAATGCTTCAGCAATTAGCTCGAGGTTTGTATTCGTGCTCGTTCCCCACGTGCCTGATTCGTCACCAGTGGCGATTTCTTTGAGCCGTAAATCGTTTACATAAGTTGCCATATTAAGCTACCTCTTCCCATTCTGGGGTTTGACTGTCTGATACGACAGACCATCCTGGGGTCTGACTATCTTCTATATTACTCCAACTTGGAGTTTGAGAATCATCTACGATTCCCCACACTAAAACTTGTTTTGTTTCTGCTGTTCCTTCGACTCCTGTCGGAGTGACAAGTGCTGAGCCAGTAGTCGTAACTGTTCCGATAGCCCCTGTGCCGCTAACACCTGTTGGGGCAGCAATAATTCCAACCGCGACCGTAACCGCGCCAACGGATCCAGTGCCAGAAACACCAGTAACACTAACGTTCGCATCACTGGATACAGTAGCCGTTCCGATAGCACCCGTGCCACTGACACCAGTAATCGAGACGTCGACGCCCGTGCCTTCGACGATAGTGACGGAGCCGACCGAACCCGTTGCTGAAACTCCTGTGACAGAAACGTTTGCGGTTCCACTGGCGGTGACAGAACCAACACTACTTGTGCCGGAAACGCCTGTGACACTGACGTTCGCATCCGCTGAAACCGTGACGGAACCGACTGAGCCTGTTGCCGAAACGCCTGTGATAGAGACATTAGCATCTGCCGAGACTGTGACAGACCCAACCGCACTCGTTCCTGCAACACCTGTAACCGTGGCATTAGCATCTGCCGAGACTGTGACAGACCCAACCGCACCCGTGGCTGAAACGCCTGTGACCTCAATAAGGTCTGGCTCACCCCACGCATCTTCGCCCCAAGTGCCTCTGCCCCAGCCAGTAACGTTTGCCACATATTATCTCTAAGCTATACGGATAATTGCGTTACTTGCATCAGCCGTAGGAAACTGAACAGTAAAATCACCAGAACTAGAAGTTTTATCCCCACCAAAATCTAAAGCACATACAGCAGGATCGCCACTAGCACTGTCATTGAATATCAGACACCCTCGTGCTGTGATTGAGCTACTGCTAAAAGTAAGATCGCTAAAATCTGTAAGTGCCGTCGTGCCAGACGTGCTAGGGTCAACTCTTGTCAAAGATGCGCCTTTTGCAGTATACCCAGTACCAGATACTTCATTAGAGGTAGTGTATGCAGTTGTGCTTGCACCCAAACTTGCTGAGCTTGTGTACAACGCAAGGTTAAACGTACTACCCCCTGTGTTTTTAAAATTGTGAACAGCTTCTAAAAGTTCTTTTTTAAAGCTAGTGCACATAGCTGTTGTAATAGCCATTACAGTCTCCTTAAGATATCGGCCATGTCCTGATGACCTTGGTTTTCTAGTTGAGCGATTAGAGTAGTTCTGTCACTTTTTACCGCCTCAGCCAAATAAAAAGCAACGACGTTTTTAACATCTTCTTTAAACGCTTCTGCCTGTTGCGCAATTAAAGGATGACAATTTCCTCCAACACTCACAATTCTGTTCGCAGCTGATTCAGCCCAAAATTCTACAGAATGTCCTTTATTTTCTGTCGTGGTAACTAATACATTACCAACTTCCATATTAGAAGCACCAACTAACATGTTATTTACCCTCTAGCGATATCATAGCGATATTCATCTCTTGCGCCATAACCTTGTCCTAAATTCTTCAAACTATTCAGTGCTTGGACAAATCTTTGTTCATACTGTGCTACTTCTTCAGGCACTTTTAAAAACGTCGCAGCTTCAACTAAAGTGCCGTACAAAAGAGCGTCTGGGGCATTTACAGATAGCCAAGTTGTTTCTGAACCAGACGTAGTTGTTAAAGAGGCTGGTCGATACTTATAATGCAGTTCAAAAGAATAGTTTTGATCGGGTGTTGGGGCCAGCATAAAAGTATTGTCGTCAAAAAGAGCATAATACTTGGGTGCCCCAGTTGTTGCTGGGTTAGGGGTGTAATCTCTAATAAAGCTAACGTGTTTAAACAACAAGTATGTATAAACGTTGCTGGAAATCACCGCCAGACTATATGGAGCTAAAAAGTCTGTTGGGGTACTTAGGTAAGTATTACTGCTTGCAGCTGAACCTGTTACATTTTTTCTAAAAACAGGGAGTTCTACATTCTTAAGAATCCTTTCTTCAGACTCTTTTATAAAAGTATCTAGGTCTGCAACGAAAGTGGTTTCAGAAGTTTCGCAATAATCTTGAACAGTAGATTTTAAAGTAGCTAATGTAAAACTCATGATGTTGTCACCGTAACTGTTCCTATCTCACCTGCACCTAATACTCCGTCAAATTTAGTTCCAATTGGATCTACGACAGATAAAGGTTGTCCTCCGACATTAACACCACTGTCTGTAGTATTACTCGGCCCAGTCGTTCTAACTACCCCAAGTTGAGATTGAGGAAGAGGCACTTCTGGGCGAGCTTGTCTTAATGCCTCAGGATCAGTTGCTTGTCTAGGGGGTTCTAATTGTGGGTGTTTTGGTTCAAAACATTCTGAACAAACTTTAAAACCTGTCCACTCCATGCGAAGGTCTAAGTATTTAGTTCTAAACCCGCAACGGTCACAAACACCGTAAGAGTATTTACCTAAAGCAAAAGCCATCAGACATACGTCCGTCTAGGCACCAACTGGAAAGCGTCGCTAGTATCGTACCGTATGGCGTTAACTAGGTTTTGTTCGTATAAAGGCTGTAATAAACCTGCTTTTTCAGGGTTCTTTTTTAACGCTAGGTTAAAAGCCAACCCTGTTACTAAACATGGAAGAAACCTACTAGGAAGATCTACATCGTCCACCGAAGCGGAAATATCTTGGATGCGTTTCCATCTATACGAAACAAGTTTATCCGTAGAGTTTTCAGGAGCTGGCCAAACGAACAGTTTAGGGGTAACTGTTCTTTCTAAATAATATTGAGTGGGTCTTGCTTGAGTATTTTTATTAGGTATATCTAAATACTCTCCTCTTTCAATACGATCTATTTGAAAGTCTGTTTGTATGCCATTAACTGTTCTTCTAATAACAGCATCTAAAACGTCTATATCAAACTCATTAAGAGAATAGGAAGTAGTCCCCTGAACTAAATCAAGGGATACTTGCTCTACTTCCCAAAGTTGAACACCACGGTTAGACCAATCGGCGAACATGATATTCATAGACCGACGAGCGGTAACTCCATCATATCCTGTACGATATTCTAGTCCAGCTAGTTCGTAGGCTTCTTCAATCGCATCCGCTGCGGTTAAAGTAAACGTTCTTGTTCCTGATGTGGCCATTAACCATACTTCTTGATGAGTTCTAAAACGATAACATAGCTGTCGTTAGAAGACGCTCCAATAGTTGTCAAGTTAATATCCCCAGTTTTACCCGAGCCTGACGTATTGCGTAATCCTCCAAACTCACTAAAGTCCATATGGCCGTTACTGTCTTGTGCTAAACCTAATGCAATAGTGTCAGTGGTCGCATCAAATAAGAGCTGGACTTGAGTAAAACCAATAATAGAGTGACTTACTTTTTCTATAAGCACACTACTACAAGCAGTTCCATCTTCTCTAGCGGTCAAAGCACTAACATCAATTTTAGTTACAGCACTTTCTCCAGTGCCGTCGCTAAGATTTGTCAGTTGTATAACAGCTTTATGAGTACCATCAGAAATTGTTGTTGATGTGACTGCATCAGCCATGACTGCCTCCTAAGATGCGTCAGAAGAACTACTGATACCGAAGAACTTCAATACAATTACAGTATCACCGCCTGGATCGCCAGAAAGAACAACTTCAACTTCGTCCGCTGTTTCAGTCGCAGCCGTTGTAGTTCCTCCAGACATTCCTAAAACACCGTTGCAAGGGAAAAATCCTTTGAATCCTGTGCTGTTTACAGCAGCAGAAATACCGTCTACAAACCCGTCAGTGTCAGCGTCTGTTCCAATATCGTTTAGATTCACAGCGTTTGCTGCAGCAGTAGTAACAGCAACAGTAACCGCCATCGGTATGAAGTTAGAAGGAATGCCTATTGCACTTTCCTTACCTGTTGTATCACCGTCTGCAACAGTGATTGTTGCAGTGTACTGAGATAGTGTCATTTCACTGGTTAGACTACCAGTAGTGGAACTTTTTACGACATTTTTAAATCCATTTTCTGAACGAATTGGACCGTTAAAAGTTGCATTAGCCATGTTTATCTCCTGTCGTGGCTATGTCAGATACGGGATGTACCTGTCAGGGATAACTGCTTTATACAGGAGAAAAAGAAAAGGGGCAACCAGTGCCCCTTTCTTTGTGATATTACGCAGCTCCAGGAGAACCGAAAATACCACGCCAGTCACTAAAGCCAAAACTATAGCGTTCTCTGGCTTTATATCGAACATTACCAGTTTCGAAGTCACCTTCCATGCTGGTCGCAACAGGTGAACGCACAAAGTGCTTCAACCCGTTAGGCACGTCCGTAGTCAGGAAGAACGCATCAGTATCTGTTAGATAATGATTAACGGTGTATCCCTCAGGAACCATACCCATGTTGCGAAGTGCGTTAATATCATTATCAGACGTACCGACTCGTCCTGGGGTTTCCAGAAGACGATCTGCAACGAATTGCAAAGCGGTAGGGATAATTAGCTTGCGGGCTTGAGCGTTGATCTTAAGACCCCGCTCATCTTCGAAAGCTGCGATATCGATCAGAGACTGCTCTAATGAAGTCTCATTGAGGTCAGACGCAGTCGAAAGTTCGTTGCGTTGAGTCTCATTCCCTACAGTCGGGTGATCAGTTGCACACAGTTCTTTGCCATCACCGCCAACAAAAGAAGAACTAAACGCATTGTTCAATACGTTAGCACCTTTAATGTTTTTAGTAGTCATCATAGAACGAGCTAGTGCTCGCGTATAACGAGAAGACAAGGTGTCATACAAATTATCTTCGATAGCTTCTTCAGTTAATGAGAAAGCTAAAGCGATAGTTTCATGTGAATACCGTGCAGTAAAAGATTCTTGCGCGGTGTCATAAGTAACACCAGAACCTTCAAACTTCACAGGAGCTTCACCGAAACCAGTCAACATTACCTCTTCTTCAAAAGCACGTTCTGAAGTTTCGGTTTCGAAGATTTCTTCGTACTCAGCGTCGTAGCGATCATACTCTAGTCCGAAAAGAGCATGAAGGCCAGGAACCAGCTCTTTTACGAGTTGAGCTCTATTAATAGCCATTAGTTACTCTCCTTCGACTATACAGCGAATACGTTAGTTGGGAACGAAAAATACCCACGAGCGTTAGCACCAATGCTATTACTCGGGGAATCTACGAACCTATTCAACAACGCTATTCCGCTACTTGTTGTCGCTGTTACACCTTCTTTGGATCGACCATTGTTAGTGCTGCCAGCGGTTGTTGAAATCGTATATTTAGAACCAATAAAACTTACGGCTGGGGTGCCAGCAGTAAATTGTGCTTCGTATACGATTGCGGGATCGGTATATACATACGCTTCGACGTCTGCTGAACCCAGCGTAGCTGTTGAAGCAGGGAAGAACGTAGAGTATGTAGGAGTACCGTCGGTTGCGGTATAGAAACAGCCAGCAAAAACTCCTGCTGGTGTGCCTGTCGCAGTGCCTTGGATAACGTACCCAGAAGATAGGTTTACAACGTCTCCGTTGAAGATAGCAGCTGAAGTGCCACTAGCAATACGCAACTTCTGAGGACGAATCGTTCCACCATATAGGTGATAGGCTGGAGTGAACCCATTAGGGGCGTCAGTATTAGCCATGATTTAATCCTCTAAGGAAAATGATGAATTAATCCGTAGCCTTTTGTCGGCTTCCGAATTCCACTTTTGTGCTTCTCCTCATATCGCTCTGTCGGAGCGGCATTCTTGGATCAGCTTCTCGCATCAAATCATTATCGACACCTTGAAGTTGTTCTGCAGTCTTACTGTTATAGTAATGATTACGTTCTTCAACAGTCTCTTCAGGAATTTTAGCGAGAATTAGACCACCAACACCTATTACGCCAGCGTGTTTTCCGTCCTCAATCGTAGGAGCGTCAAAATCAGGATGATCTTCTGCTCTTACTGGTTCGAATCCTTCACGAATACGTTTAGACATATTCGCTCTGTCATCATGCCCACGGACTTCTGCACGTACCCACCTGTGTTTATATCCAGGAGGAGCTTCAGGAGCGTCTAACATAGATGGCGGTTGCCATGGTTTACGGCGAGATTTCTTTTCTCGGGTTTCAGCAGATCTGGAGGTACGATCTGTCATTTTCATCTCCTATACAAATTTTGCGTACTCTTCAAGAGGCACACCGATTCTTTTAGCTATTGCTACCTGTGACGGTGTGAGTTTCACATTGCGTGCTCCTTTTTTAACAGCACCAGCACCTCGGCTAGATCCCGCTACAGAAGACTGCACGTTCTTTTTCCCTTCGGGAAACTTGTTCGGAAAAAGTTCCCTAATTTCACTATCCACTCTTTCGTAGTAGTAATCAGAACTAGGGGGAACTCCCTCCTTTAATAATTTTTGATGAATGCCCATAGCAGCATAGGTCATACCTTCATCTTCACCAAACCAACCATTTTCTGAAGCCCATTTCTCTGCACGGGGGTCAGGAGCGGCGGGTTGCACATTAGTTGCTTGTTGTTGAACAGGCGGCTGCTGAGGAATAGACTTAACAGCTTTTTGTTTTGCAACTAATCTTTCGGCATTTTGCGCTTCTAAAGAAGTTTTAGCAACTGCCTCAGTAGCTAAAGCGATAGCTTCTGCGTCCCCAAGTTCTTGTGCTTCTTTCAAAGCTCGTCTAGCACGTTCTTTATCAGAAGCGATACGAGCAGAATACTCCGCTACCAATGTTTCATCTGAAGACTGTAACTTGCTTTGTAAATTATTTGTCTGTTCAGACATCTTTTTAGCAAACTGAACCGCTTCGTCGCGTTGACGTTCTGCTTCCCGCATACGATAAGTCAGCTTATCTATACGCTTTTTAACACCGTCGCTGTAATCCTCTAACTCATCGGTCTGAGGAGCTTCAACCTCAGCTTCGCTTGTATCGAAGTCTTGTTGCGGTTCCTGCAACACATCAGCTTCACGTGGATCTACTTCCTGATCAGGAAGCTCTAATTCAATTTCTTGGGACTCAGCCATTTAAATCACCTTATTGCAGAATATCTTCTGG